TAAAAGTGTCGTCTGCCAATGCATTAGGCAAATCCAAAGTGGATTGCGTGCTGTCTTTTTCAACGATAAAAGTAACAGTTGTGCCGCCATCAGACTTCAAAAAGAAAATCCCATCTGTTACGTCCAGCGGAGATGTGTCCGTAAGTTGTAAACCAGCAACAATGTCGGTTTCCGTTGCATCACTAGTCTTTAGTCTCATGTTGAAAGCTAGTTGCTTTCCAGATTCGTACTTGAATCCTTCTTTGACTAACTGAAAAAAGTCATTGTCATTATCGCCAGCAGCGTTAGTTACTAACAAAAGACCGCCATCGCCATCAGCTAACGCTTCAGTCGCAGACCCAGTTCCGTCTTCTGTTGTTGTGATCGTCCAGTCGCTTGCCAGATAAGTATCAAAGTCATTGAAATAGCTGTGATATTTTTGTGGTGCTGGAGCTTTTAATTTACCCAAGGTTCCGTCAGCCGAAACATTGGTCACTCCCGAAGTAAAATGTGTTGTCATCCTACAGCCTCCTTTTTAAAGTTTAGACCAGCATTTGGACCATCCAAATACCGTAGTTGACGCTTGGAGTATAGCACTAAAAAAGAAGATGCAATAAAAAAAAGCTCGTTTCGACCGAAGGTGAGCTAAACCTTTTGAAGCAAAGTAGGAATAGGTTGGCTTAACTTTGCTAGTCTAGACACGGGGGATGCCTTAGCCAAAGACTATATTAAATTGTTTTGACATTCCAAGACCTGTTAACTGATTTTTGTATTTTTTAATCATAATTTTCGCAGCGTGTTGTTGTGCAGGAGTCCACTCTGCTTGGTTAGCCAGTGAGTGACCGAATCCTGAATCCATCTTGTTGTAACCAGACCCGTCTAATTCCAACGCTCCGTCGCAAGCCTCACATAACCTTTGCACACATTCTTGTAAAGACTTTACGGTTTTTGCAGAAAGAGGCTTAGGTTGTTTTTTTGTTTTAACGGTAATTGCTTTTTCAACGTCTTGTACAGTTAAAGCAATGTCTTCAATGCTAACTTCATTAACAATTACGTTGTCGAGCGCCTTATCTAAAACTCGTTGCTTACCAACCAAGACTTGTGCAAGCCTAGCGTCGATTGATCCATCAACAACCAAGTGTTGAACCAGCACTGAGCTTTCTTGCCCAATTCTGTGACATCGATCTTCTGCTTGTGACATATTACCGGGGACCCAATCCAACTCAGCAAAGACAACGTGGCTTGCTGAAGTAAGGGTAATGCCAACGCCAGCTGCTCCGATTGTTCCAATAAACACATCTGCGTTACCAGCTTGGAAAGTATCTACCGAGTTTTGTCTGTGAGACTGGCTGCAATCGCCAGTTAAGGTAACCACTGTTTTGCCAGCATCTTCTAAGCCGGATTTGATTCCGTCAACTACGTCTTTGTGATGAGCCATCACAACCACTTGATGATCAACGTCTTGAAGGTGAGCAACAACGTCAGCTACTTTTGCTAAAGCGGTTTCATGTCGAACGCCTGACATTTTTTCAAAATCAATATCTTCTGACGACGTTTCATCCACTGCGTCCGCCAACGTAGTAAATTCTTTCTTAATCTCATCGCTGTAAGCGCTGTTAGGAAGCACAATGATTTGACGTACTTTCTCAGGAAGCTCCTTTAACACCTCATCTTTTTTTCTGCGGATCATAAAAGATTGTCGAAGAACTCTTTGAAGCTCGTCTAAATTAGTAGCTCCGTCAAAGTCCCAACCCCAACGACCTTTGTAAGCGCCAGCATATCTCAAACCAAACTTGAAGTAGTTGCCGAAACTAGCAGGGTCAAGATAACCAGCAATAGGTTGTAGCTCGATAGGACGATTGGTAATTGGAGTGCCAGTCAAAATTACTTTTCGGTTAGCTTTTATTGAAACCGCAATTTTAGTTCTTTTGGCGTCGTTGTTTTTAATGTAATGAGCTTCATCCATGATAACCATGTCCCAAACACGAGATTTGATTGCGTAAGCGTGCTTTGACAAAACATCATAGTTAATGATGATTACGTCTGGAGTTTCAGGGATCTGCTCGCCACCGCCGTTGACGATCTGGATGTCACGATCAGCAACCAACCACTTAGTCATTTCGTTTTTCCAGTTGATCTTGAGGGATGCTGGGCAAACAACCAACACGGTTTTAGGTGCAGTTGCGTTGATCACTCCGATAGCTTGTATTGTTTTACCAAGCCCCATCTCGTCAGCAATAAGCGTAGCAGACCGTTGCATAGCATAAGCAATACCAGCTTTTTGATAAGGAAGGTAAGACAAACCTTCTGGCACAGGAAACTCCATGTCAGAATCTGTAGCTTGAGATTCTGCTATTGCAGCATTGTTGTCACGCAATCTAGTAGCGACCCAATTTCCGTCAACTTTTTTGACAGAATAACCAGCCGCTTTCACTGCTGATTTTTGTTCGCGCCACACGGACCAGAACTCTTGGTTAGGAGTAGCAGTGCTAATGAAACGCCCATCTGTGTGGACTGTTTCTTCTGACCAATTGAGATTTAATTCCATCGTATCCATTCCTTGTTTGTTGAAAGCAAGGTCATTATACAACTATCCCGTGTCGTTATGCAAATATTTGTACAAATGTTTTATACGATACAAAGGTCGAGAACGCTACGAGATTTTTTTTAAAGCAAAAAAAAGGGGCTTTTCAGCCCCTCGAAAAATAATTTTTTCTTAGTCAAATTAACGACTTACGCGCCTTGCGAGCCGTAAATTCCGCGCCAATCACTCCATCCAAAAGAGTAACGCTCGCGTGCCTTGTAGCGAATGTTACCAGTCGTAAAGTCTGGCTCCATGCTGGTTTCCATTGAAGTTCTTTGGAAACCTTTAAGGCCTTCGCCTTGATCAGTGACAGAAGTCAGCAAGAAGAAAGCATCTGGATCTGACAGGTAATGGTTAACAGTGTAACCGCCTGAAAGAACTCCAGTGTTTTTAATTGCGTTGATGTCATTGTCAGCAGTTCCGGGTCTTCCGGGGCTGTTGAGTATTCTGTCAGCAACAAAAACCAGCTGTGCAGGCACAACCAACTTAGTTGCATTAACAGAAATCGTCAGTCCGCGATCATCCGTAAATGTTGCAATGTCAATTAACGCATCTTCAAGACTGGTCTCATTAAGGTCAGCCATAGTTGTAGCGCGATTAGCAGCTGTGCCGCCTCCCGCCAAAACGTGAGCTGTGTTAATCAAAGACAGTCCGTCACCGCCTGTATAGCTAGAGCTAAAGGCGTTGTTTAAAACGTCAGCCGCTTTAACTTCCTTGGTGTTAGCCATGGAACGCGCAAGCGCTTTGACGTATCTCTTACCCAAAGAATCATAGAGGTTATCCTCTACAGCTTCTTCCGTAAGCGAAAATGCCAACGCAACAGTGTCATGCGTATATCGCGCAGTCCACCCTTCGTTAGCTGAATCAAAGGAAATGCCTGCACCTTCACTTTTAGTGGGGGCAGAACCAAATCCTGCGATCAGAACCTCTTCTTCAAAGGCTCTAGAAGAATCTTCCATAGGGAAGATGTCCGCATATTCCTGATTGTAGGAATCGTATGACATGCCAAATAGCGAGTTAAGCCCCGGCTCTAGCTCTTTGGCAAGTTGTGCTCTTGAAATAGCCATTAGTTATTCTCCTTTAAGCTAGTCCAGCGCCTTTGACGCCAAAGATATGGTTTTGGATAACAACATACACGTTTGTGTTTGCTGCGCTTACGTCTGAATTTTCTGGATCTTCAGAAATATCAATAGCCTTAATTGAAAGCGTTGTGGCTGTTCCGCCATCCGTAACTTTCAACTCAGCTCCAGAAATTCCAGTTTTTGTGCTACCCGCAGAGGTATAGACAATGTCAAAGTTTCCAAGCAAATCGGCAACTGGGAAAGCTGCGTCGGCTTGTACTTCATAGACAACAAACGGGTCATCAATGACATACGCAAATATGTCATCTGCGTTTGTAGATGCAGGGTAGTAGTTGCTGAAAACCTGCTCACCAGTAGTGGGATCAGTGTAACGACAACCATTAAAAACACCAACGATAGGCACAGTGCCTCCGTCAGCATGAACTTCCACTCCACCTCCAGTGACCTGAGCAACCATATCTCCTTGGAAGATAGCGGTTCCATAGTTTGCAGCGATTCGATATCTCGACTGTCCACCAGAGTAGGGAGCGCCACCAATCATTTTGACTGGTCTCATTCCGAAAGCAGCGTCTTTATTCGCCATTTTCTAAGCTCCTATATTAAGATTTACCGAAGGTAACCTTTGTATCCCGCTGAGGGTCATACTTAACATAGCGACCATCTCTTTGAGCGTCACCAAAAACCGTGTTGTCCAGAGCTTCTTTAGCCTGTTCACTTTGGCCTTGATAATACTCATTTCGCTCGTTAACTGTCTCAGTTGGAATTTTTGCCAAAAGCAATCCTTCATTTGTTATCACGCCAGCGTGTCTACCTGCATCAATGGTAGGCATGTGTTGCCAATTGTCAGGAAGCTCTGCGCCCAATACAAGCTCAAAGCCTTCTCTCAATCGCCGCGAGACATTTGATCTGTCTTCTTCGCCTAACATTTCTGCCCTAATCCACCTATAGGTGTAACCCGGAGGTGGGGGAGGGGTTTCAAGTTTTCTAACTGGCCTCCATGGGGTTCTACGAAGGTTATTATCGTGAGCTTCGGAATCACGCGAGTTTCGATTCACCGCTTCTTTTTTCTCTGCTGTAGTCATACTGCCTCCCTTTGAGCAATCTTTTGTTTCTCTTGAGCTACTCGTTTCAACCATGCCTCTTCAGTCATGTTGTGCGGTTTTAGCCCACGGAGGCGTTCTACTTCAGACCTAGAAAAAGTCACGCCGTTCTTTTTGCCTTGTGTTTTTTGACGACTTCCAACGGAAGCAGAGGCGACTCTTTGCACAGCGGGTCTACCCTCTTTTTGACCGTCACCCACATCTGAAGATTCCAGATGTGGATAAACTTTGTAAATTCTACTATTTAATTCACCATAATACTCGTCTGAATCAGCTTCGTAACCCTCGTTAATTAAATTGTAGTGTTGAAAATATGCGTACTGAGTTGCTTCAAGATTGCCTTCGTTTTCTTGATCTCCGTACCACTTGTTCTGCTCGTACCAGCCTAAAGCCTCTTCAGTTGGTTCAACTTGCGCTTCTTGTTGTGCCGGTTGATTTTGATAATAAGCCGGATCTACTGGCGGTTGTTGCGGAATAGATTCTTGTCTGTTTTTAGCAAGCCTTACTTTTTCTTTTTGAATGCTAATATCGGACTTCAAGGTATCTGCTTTGCTCATAAGCTCAGCATCACCAGACTCAACCGCTTTCTTGTAAAGATCGTCAGCCTGAGCTTCTTTAGCCTTAATGGCTTCTTCTTCTTTTTCTAAAACAGTAGCTTGTTGAACCACTTGTTGTGATCTAAGCGCATTGATTTCAGCCTCACGCTGCCTTGCAATAGATTCAAATTGCGCGGCTCTTTCCTCAGCAGCCCTT